TTGCAACAGCAGCCGAAAGCCAAAATTCAGTACACGCCCGACCTGATTCAGCCATGTGTAGATTAGTTTTATACGAATAATCTATGCCGTATAAGAAAAGTTTTTCTATTTCATTATATATGGCGAAAGCTATCGCATAAGGAACCGTATTATTAAAATAACAAAGACCTGTTTTGGCAACAATTTCCTCTAGGGGATAAAGAACTGCCCCCGGAACTCTACTATCAAGTTCACATGTATATATAGGACCGGGATGTTTAGGAAGTTCTCTTCTAAGAGCGGATGTTTGCTTACCAGCTAGATCAGTATCAAAAAATCTTGACGGCGGGTCCATCATAAATACTCGATCATGCTTAATGGGTGCCAGCATAGAGTTTATTGCCCACACCTCATCGTATTCTGCTCCATTAGCTACGGAGGAGGTGTATTCTCGCTGAGATTCCCCTAATCCAACTAAAGCTACCGATGATCCTTTGAGAGACATAGCTTACTCAATTAGACAAGACGGATTATTGCGCTACTTGCATCCGCAGTTGGGAACTGAATCGTAAAATCACCAGTATCACTAGACTTGTCCGACCCGAAATCAAGCACAGCAACCGCTTTGTCTGAATCAGTGCTGTTATAGATCACCGCCCCTCGTGCGGTAATGGTTGAGCTACTCCAAGTGGTGTTGGCGAAATCCGTGAACGCAGTGGTGCCGCTGGTAGCAGGATTAATTCTCGTGAGGGTATTCCCCCCAGAAGAATATCCATCCCCGCTCACTTCATTGGTTGCTGAATACGCCGTCGTCCCAGCATCCAAGGAAGCGCTGCTGGTGAACAGTGCGACCTTGAAGGTATCCCCGCCGCTCAAGAGAAAATTATGTACACCCTCAAGAAGTTCCTTCTTGAAGGAGGTACACATTGCTTGCGTAATTGCCATTTATTCTCTCCTGTCGGCAAGGTTCCTAAGTCCACTACCCAATGCCTCCTGCACGCAGCGGGCTCTTTCAGCGCGCATCGCATCCTTAATGTAATGATGCACTACCGTTTCAATTCTGTCCCTAAACGCTTCTGCCTGACAGCGTATCTCAGGAGAAGCGCTGTCACTTACATGTAATAATTTTTGACAGCATAGCCTTGTAATCTGCTCTGCCGTCAGGCCACCATCCTTACTGGTCTCTACAAGAACAGACGGGATCTCACCATTCTTTAAGCCAATCATCTGGCGGCTGCCTGAGCAGTGGGGGCGCCATTGCGATACCAGTCTCGCTGGTCATCGAACTCACCCAGTTTTCTAACGCTCTCTAACGCCTCTTTGTAACGAGCATTATACAACTGAATCAGTTCTGTCTCGCCCTTCATAAACGTGTAAGCCTCTATCAAACATCCATACAGAAGAGCCGTGTCGGCGTTATCCCCCAACCATGTCGTGGTGGTGCCGCTTGAAATCTGCGGGGGGGCGTATTTGTAATGTAACTCCGTTGTATAATTAGCGTCAGGTATTGGCGAGAGAATAAAAGAAACATCCGAAAAGTGTCCATAGTATTTTGGCTCCCCGGTGTCATCCGTATCAGGCGACACCTCCCGCATGAAAGAAACGTCCTTTGGCAGCAAGTAAGTGTAGACGTTACCAGTACTAATGATAGCGAGAGAAAAGGAGGTCAAGAAATCAGTCGGCTTGCCCAGATAAGAATTAGATGCGGTCATTGTCCCGGTCACGCTCTTGTGGAAAACGGGAAGATCAATGTCTAGTATAATCCTTCTCTCAGCTTGCTCGATAAAATTGTCAATATTGTTAACGAAGGTGGTCTCAGTATTCTCTGTATAATCTTTGATGGCTTGAACAAGCGTGGCATAATTCATTAGTTTGGTAGCTCCGTATGACTTTTAATGCTGCTCAATTTGTGACTACCGTTACAGTTCCCACTTCACCCGTTGCCTGCATACTGGTCTGGGTGGAGAAGCCATATTGGTCAGACAATATGTTGTTGTCCCCTACAGGTGCCCAGTTCCAGACAATATCCCGCTGTTCCTTCAGATTTGTTTCCGGGCGTGGGCCCCGCAAGGCTTCGGGATCATTAATCGGGAACCTTCCCAGCCACAATTGCGGTTGATCGACATCAAGCATTGCTGCGGAAACCTTTAGCCCTGAATCCTTACCGTCTATAATCTGAGGGTATAAATCCTTGAGCTTAAAGGTCAGCCCACTGCGGTCGCAAATCCCAAGGGCGTATTTGTCGGAAGCATAGTCCGCCATCAGATCGCTCCATAGCCACCGGGGATGACCTGAAAACTGGCCTTCACCCGATCCTCTTCTGCGGCATACTGGAACTGCTCATCATACACCGCCTTCAATCCTTGCACCCTTCCTTCCGCCTGCGGCTTCTTCATAGCAACATAGTAGGCAAGACCCGCCGTTAACGCGGGCAACCAGCGGTTAGGAGCATCATAGGTATTAGTGCCAGCAGTACCGACATCCTCAATGCGTTTAATCCGCCAATACACCAACGTATAAGTTTCTGTGTTACCGGGCACCGGCCATAACGTGTACTGTGGAGAAGTCGTGCGTTGAAAATAAATTTGCAGCGGCTTCGCTGTAGTGAGCTTGTTTGGTATTGAAGCATAAGCAGGAGGAGAGATTCTTGTTAAAGAAGTATCCGCCTGCGTGGAGACATCGCCAGCATTGGTGCGGATCATCTGATCCAGAAAGTCAATTGTCCCGGCGGGAAAACTATATGTAGCAACGTCAGCAGTAAGGAGTTGCGTCCCCTCCTCTATCGTCCATAGGTTCAGCCCTCTGTTAGCCCATTCCAGAGACATGAGGTTAAGGCTGCGACGAGCGGTCTTGAGGTCATACCCACTCCGCATCTCCACACCAGCACGCTCAAAGGCTTCCTCGCAGATGTCTGCAATATCCAGTGTGAAGGTGCTTGTGCCGCTAGTCGCCATTACGAATACGCCTTCTGCTTAACCTTCTTGCCTGTCTTCTTGGCATACGCCTTGGCCTTCTTTTTGCCAAACGCGGTGTACGCAAACCTCTTCTTCTTCTTCCCTGTCCCAACAGTCGGCATCAGCTTTTCCTTCTCGCTGCTTTGCGCCCTTCAGAGAGCGCAATGGCAATGGCCTGCTTGCGGCTCTTGACCTTCGGGCCTTGCTTGCTCCCGCTGCGGAGCTTGCCCTTCTTGAACTCTCCCATCACCAACTTAGCTTTCTTGTGGGCCTTCGTCTTACTTTTCTTTGCCATCTGGATCTTTCTTCGGAGAACACACGCACGCCTCTGGGGTGGGGAGCGTGCCGCCACATTTCTTACAAGTAGCCATCAGGTAATCCTCGCAGCAATGAAACGATCAAACTTTTCTTCCATCTTATCAAAGCGACCAAGGATCTCCTTTATGTCCTGCTGAAGATCATGCTTCGTAACATACGTCTTGGCAACCTCCTCACGGGTATCGGCCAGCCTTCTCTTGAGATCATTCACTTGCTGGCCCATGCCACGCATCCAATACACAAAGGAGCCCCCCCCTAAAGTGAGTACTACATTCCATATTATGGCCGGGTTAATTTCCATCAGGCATAATATTTAACGGCGCGGATGACGATCACATAGCTGTCGCCAGAAGCCGCAGTTCCTAATGTAGACAACAGGATATCTCCATTGGGTGATGTCCCGTAACTCTTCAGTCCGCCAACCTCAGTGAGATCTTGATGGGTCCAGCCCGGACCCATATTAATAGCGACAACATCCGTACTGGCATCATACCAGAGACGCACGGCATCAAAGCCGTGAACCTGCGCCCACACTTCCTGAATGCGAACTTCATTGCAAGCAGCACCACGAGCATTCGTTGCCAGCGTCGAGACATCAATTTTCGTGACCTTGGCTTCCCCGGTACTGTCGGAGAGATTGGTCAACTGAACGACAAGCTGACGCTCACCGTCCGCAATAGTGGTAACCGCTACAGCGTCAGCCATAAGATTCTCCTATAAAGGGGGGGGGCGAGGCCCCCCCCGACTCAGGGTTTACGCAGTGGCGAATGGTGTTGCAATAGAACCAGAACCAGCGAGGACGCCCTGCACCAGATACTGCACCGATTTCAAGGCAGTGCATTCGATGTAGCTACCGACAATACCGCCAGTAGTGGTGCCGTTAAAGGTCATTACATCATCCGATGCGCCGGGGGAGTAAATCTCAAAAGTGCTGGTACTAATACCTACGCCAATGCTCCCGACAAACTTGTCAGTACCATCGGTCTTGATGTCCAGATCAGTCGCCAGCGTCTCAATGTAGAAACGGAACATAGCGCCCTGATTGTTTAAGGTGTTGGGATCGTCGCCGGGACCGGCAGAGCCAGTAGTAGCAGTAGTAACGATGGAAGGAAGCGTGATCTTGCAATTCGCATCATTTACCGTAAGGAGCTTGCCTGCATGATCGGCAACAGTGAGAGTGGTATCGGCAGTGATGTTCACCACCATGCCGGGGCCTGTGCTGTAGAACCCGTTAAGGGAACGGACAGGACCGTCAAAGCTTGTACGAGCCATAAAAGTATTTCCTTCTTACGAAAGGTTTCGCCCTAGAGTCTTCGTAAGCGTCTGCTGGGCCAGTCGCTAGGGCTATTCAATCCCAGAGATAACAAAGAA